CTCGCTACGGGCGGGCAGGGTCAGCACCAGCGGGTGCTCTCCACCGGTCAGGTCACCATAGACAGTTTCGCTCCCACTACGGGCCAGGCAATGCGCCTGGCCCTTCGTGTTGATGCAGCGATCAACGCGCTCGTGGCCGGTCACGACTGGCCGGTCACGAAGGTCACGGGGAACGCCCCATCTGAGTCGCCCGACCCGACTATCACGGCCGCCCGAGCGACGGCCACCTACCAGATCACCACACGGAATCCGTAAGGAGAACCAATGACTACCAATGCCGACAACGTACTCGGCTTCGGGTCTGACGACGACTCGCTCTTCCTGGGGCCCTACGACCAGCAGTTGGCCACCAAGATCCAGGGACTCACCACCACCATCCCTACCGCGCTGGAGGACTGCGGGTGGCTGTCCGACGACGGAATCAAGCTGACCATGGACGACTCGGTGACCAAGATTAAAGGACACCAGGGCCATGGGACGGTCCGCACCTTCATGGACTCCTCAGAGACGGGGATCGAGGCCGCTCTCCTGGAGAGCAAGCTGAGTATCGTGACCCGCTTCCTGAATGCCAAGGCGGAGAAGATTCAGGAGCAGATCGGTGCAGGCCCGGCGAAGACGGACGTGGCGAAACTGACGGCGAAGGCGCAGCGCACGGTGACCGTCCTGTCTGGCGTCCTCGATGTCTTTGACACCGCCTCCACCGGCGACAGTCGCACCCGCATGCGGATTGTCTTCCCCCGCCTCGAGTTGGGTGAGCGCGGCGAGGTGGCCTTCAAGGTCGGTGAACTGACGGCCTGGTCCTACAAGCTCTCGGTGCTGGGCGACTACGTGATCTACAGCAACGCGAAGTCGCTGATCCCGGCCTGATAGGGCCTCATTCTCCCTGCCCCGGCGCGGATGGTCGGTCCCTGCGCCGGGGTGGGGTCACCACACATTCTGGGACCGCCAACCACCGAAAGGGACCGACAGATGACTAGCAAGAGGACCAGCGAGACCGGGAAGCGCGCCGCCAAGATCGGTGCTGCGACGCCGAAGGACTTCCAGGAGGCCGAGGCCAACGGCGGCGGCGTCGTTGAGGTGACCGTCGATGGACTCACCGTCACGGTTGACCCGACCGTCTTCCAGTCCGACTGGGAGGTGATCGAGGCTCTGGCCGCCATGGAGGACGGTAGCGCCTCACCGGCCGCGATGATGCGCGTGACCCGCGCCGTCCTGGGCGACGCCTACGACGACGTGAAGGCCCACGTCCGCGACGCCGACGGCAAGGTCAACGCCGACGCCATGGGCGAGTTCCTCCAGCAGGTGTTCGAGGCCCTGAACGCGGGAAACTGATCGCCCTCCCCGCGCTCCTTCGGGAGCATGGGGAGGAGATCGAAGCTGACCTGCTGAGGGTCTATGGGGTGGACCTCCTGGACCTCTACCGGGGGCGGCTGACGCCGCGCAGGCTGCTGGCCCTCATCCGGGGGCTCCCGCCCGGCAGTGCCCTGGGGAGGGCCATGGGTGGGGACGTCGCCCTCTCCGACGAGGTGACGGCGACGCGCATGGCTGCCTGGCAGATCTGCTGCTACATCGCCTCCGCCGTCGGAGCCAAGCAGTCCGATCTGCCGAAGCCGCCGCAGCCGCCCGAACCGGGCTGGCAGGAGAAGGCCAGGGAGGCGCAGGAGCGGCAGGACGCCAAGGCCCGCCGCTGGCTCGCCAGGCACCCAGAACTGGCCGCCCAAGCCAGCACATAACCACAAGAGGGGAGGCCCCACAGCACGCCGCTGTGGGGCCTCCCAGCATATAGAGGAGGGCCTGAATGGCTGGCAGCAAGCCCACGGGACACACCATCGGCACAGCCTGGATCCAGGTGGCCCTCTCTACCAAGGCGATCTCCCAGCAGCTCAAGGAGGCCCTTGGGGACGTTGACACTCGGCCGGCTGAGCGCAGCATCGTCTCCGGCCTGGGCGGGGCGTTCCGCAAGGTCGGGAAGATCGCCGCCGGGGCGCTCGCCGTCACGTCCGCCGTCGGGCTCGCGACGGGCTTCGCCGACATCGCCACCCAGGCGATCACCGCCTCCGACGCCACCAACAAATTCAAGAACACGCTGAACTTCGCTGGCAAGTCAGCGGCCGACGTCGACCGGCTCACCAAGTCGACGAAGGAATACGCCGACAAGACCGTCTACGGCCTGTCGGATATTCAGTCGATCACCGCCCAGTTGGCGTCCAACAATGTCCAGGGCTACGACAAGTTGGCCGAGGCTGCCGGTAACCTGAATGCGGTCGCCGGTGGAAATGCGGAAACATTTAAGTCGGTTGGCATGGTGCTT